CTGGCCGAGCACCTGCCGCTGGAGCTGCCCGAGGCGCTGCTGGACCGGCTGCAGGCGGTGCTGGCGGCGATCCGGGAGGAGATGGGCGACGCCTGGAGCCCGAAGGAGAAGGGGCAGGTCGCGGAGCCGCCGGGCGCGGCGGGCCAGCAGACGGTCAACGTGGTGCTCGCCGGGGACACGGGCGCATACGTGCAGCGGCTGCGGGCGCTGCGGGGCGCGCCCGCGCTCGCGAGGCCGGGGAACGGCGGGGAGCCTGCGGTCGGGGGGAATGGCGATGGCGCGTAGGGAGTTCCGGTTGAAGCTGCTGTGGCGGGCTGACGTGCGGCCGGTGTGTGCCACGACCGGGACCGGGACCGACGCGACGCGCTGGTCGTTCTACATCGCGTGGGGGCGCGGCGATGACGCTTGAGGCGGAGGCGACGGCGTGACGATGGTGGCGACCCTTCCGCAGCCGACCCTGCTGATCGGCGGCCAAGCCTTCGAGCTGCCGGTCAACGACGACCAGCTGTGGGAGTTCGTCGCGACGGTCCTCGGGGTCGAGATTCCCCGCGTGCGGGTCTGCCCGACCACGTGGCGCCGTTCACCGCGTTCGCCGACGCCTACTTCGCCCGGCACCCCGTCGTGCTGTGGCAGGGGAGCCGCGGCCTGGCGGGGAAGTCGTTTCTGCTGGCGACGCTCGCCTGGCTGGAGATGGTGGCGCTCGGCGCGGGCGTCTCGCTCCTCGGCGGGTCCGGCGCGCAGTCGAAGAACGTGAACCGGTACATCGGTCGGTTCTGGAGCACGCCGCTGGCGCCCCGGCACCTGCTGGTGCAGGGGGAGCCGGGGAGCTACGAGACGCACCTGACCAACGGCGGCTACTGCCGCGCCCTGCTCGCCTCGCAGACCTCGGTGCGCGGCCCCCACGTCCCGCGGCTTCGGCTGGACGAGGTGGACGAGATGGCGCTGCCGATCTTCGACGCGGCGATGGGCCAGCCGATGGAGGGGCGGGAGCAGATCCCGGCTCAGACGGTGCTGTCGTCCACGCACCAGAACCCGGACGGGACCTGGACCGAGGTGAAGAAGCGGGCGGAGGCGAAGGGGTGGCCGCGGTATCTCTGGTGCTACCGCGAGACGCAGCAGCCGCACGGGTGGCTGCCCGCGGCGGAGGTCGCCCGGAAGCGGTTCGAGCTGACCGACGCGATGTGGCAGGTGGAGGTCGAGCAGCAGGAGCCGTCGGCCACCGACCGGGCGATCACGCCGGAGGCGGTCGAGGCGATGTTCGACGCGGCGCTGGGCGTCTGGCCGGGCGACGAGGGGGCGGAGATCGAGATCGAGCCGCCGGTGGCGTACGGCGTGTACACGACCGGGGCGGACTGGGGGAAGAAGCACGACCGCTCGGCGACGGTGACGATCCGGCTGGACACGATGCCCGCGCGGGTCGTGGCGCTGTGGCGGGACCGGCGGAAGCCCTACGCGGTCATGGCGCCGGTGTTCAACCGCCGCGTGCAGCGATTCTCGGGGGCGGCCGTGCACGACGCGCAGGGCGTCGGCGAGGCGGTCGGCGAGCACCTGACGGTCCGCGCCGAGGGCTACACCGACTGGATCGGGGCGAAGCGGGCGGTGCTGTTCAACGAGTACGTCGCCGCCATCGAGCAGGGGCGGATCGTCGCGCCGCGGGTCGAGGCGTTCTACCTCGCGCACAAGTACGTCACGCGGCACGACCTGTTCGGGAAGGGACACCCGCCGGACGAGTTCGTGGCCTGCGCGCTGGCCTGGCACGGGCGCCCGCCCTACATGCGGATGGCGGTGGACAGCGTGCCGGTGCTGCAGGGGGCGACGCGGGTGGCGGGGACGGCGATGCAGGCGGCCCCGGCGCGGACCGAGTCCGTGGGGATCGGACGGCCGCATCGGCCGGGATTGGTGATATAAGCGTGAAGCACCGGTTTGTAGCGTGGCTGGTGTGGAGGCTGATCCCGGAGCGTCTGCATCGGTTGTTTGTGCTGGAGCAGCGACTTGACGACGTATATCGGTGGTGCGGGGAGTTCGACCAGATGTGCGACGCGGTAGACTGGATCTGCACCGGAAAGCAGGACATCGCGGTGTGGCGGGAGCAGATGCGGAAGAAATACGGACAAGGCTCGCACTGATGGCGACCCTGACGCTGGAGCGCGGCCCGATCTACACGCCGCCGCAGTCGTGCTCGTGGTGCGGGGAGCGGCGCGCGCGGTTCCTGGCGCACCTGCGCGTCACCCCGGCGGAGGAGGCGACGTGGCGGGACAGCGGCCTGCGGGCATGGTGGTGCCTCTTCCAGTGCGATGGGTGCCACGCGACCCGCGTCTTGCGGTTGCGGGACAATCGTGACGGTGGCGGTGAGCCACCCGGAGAACATTGCTAATGGTCCGGACGAAGGCTGAGGCGTTTCTGGCGGAGCCCCGGGCGGCGTCGAGAGTGCCGCGCGTCGGGCTGAGATTCTTCGCCAACGAGAAGGACGGTGAACCGGCCGCCTATGTTTTCGAGTGCGGCGGACGGGCGATGGTGGGACAGATCCGATCCTTGAGTCTGGACGAGGCGTCTCGGTTTCGGGACTGGCTGACGGAGATTTTGGCAGAGCGGGTTGTGGCTGAGGTAGCGCGGGCGGCGAGTCCGCATCAGGGGTAGCTGGTGGCCATTGAGCTGTTCGAGCGGATGACGAAGCTGTTCGCCAAGACCAGCCCCGCCCAGGTTCCGGCCAAGGTGCCGGGCAAGATGGACGAGGAGCTGGCGCGGAACGTTGTTACCATCCTGTCCCGCTGGACCGGCCCGGCGCGGTCCTGCAACCCCGACGACGACCTCATCGGGCTGAAGGGGATGGAAGTTTACGAGAAGATGCGCCGCGACGATCAGGTCAAGGCGGCGCTCAGCTTCAAGAAGTCGGCGGTGCTGTCCACCGGGTGGGCCATCCACCCGGCCAGCGACAAGAAGCCGGACGTCGAGGCGGCCGACTTCGTCACGTGGACGCTGGGGCACTTCGAGCCGCTGTACGGCGGCTTCGACGACATCCTATATGAACAGCTGTGCTTGCACGGCGATACCGTCGTGCACTCGCCAGAGGGAGACCGCCCGATACGTGAGCTGGTCGGGCGTCGGCCGTTGGTGTTCAGTTATGTGAACGGGCAACTGGTGCTGGCGCGGGCATCGAAAGTGACGTTGACTCGCGCAGCCGCGCCGTGTGTGAAGGTGACGTACAAGTGGCGTCGGTGGACTGGGCGGTATGGAACTGGTTATACGACTGGTGAGATTATCTGCACCGACAACCACCCGTTCCTGTTGCGAGACGGCGTCACGTACCGTAAAGCTGGGCGGTTGCGACCCGGCGATCGGCTGTTGCCGTTCGATGTGTCTGTCGCGAAAGATGGGCGGGTGAAGATCAAGCCACCGGACAGCAGGTTCATCTGGCGTGGTGTCTGGACGTGGGAGCACGTTCACAGAATCGAGACACCTGCCGGCATGGCCGTGCACCACGTGGACGGTGATCGGTCGTACGACGCGCCTGATAATCTTGAGGCGAAAGCGTGCGGTAAGCACGTGGGCGATCATACTCATGAGCGTGTTGCTGGTATGACGCCAGCTGAGAGGCGCCGTTGGGTTCGGCCTATGCGCCTGGCGCAGCGACAGGCGATGGCTGATCCAGAGCGGCACGCCGCGTGGCGTGAACAGCTGAGAACCACTCTGGCGCAGCCGCCGGTTCGCGCGCGCCGATCAGCGGCTCAGTTGGAAACGTGGCAAGACAAAGAGGTTGCTGCTAGGCGTGCTGCGGGTATGCGCCGAGCGTGGACGCCCGAGCGTCGAGCCGCTCAAGCGCAGCGCAATCGCGACCGGGTCTGGACTGACGAGATGAGAGCAAAGAAAGGCGCGAGCCAGCGCGCCGCGATGCTGGCGAAGCGACATGTGGACAACCACGAGATCGTGTCCGTCGAGCCGTGGGGGTTCGCGGATGTCTATGACATGCACGTGCCCGGCGCAGGGAATTTTGCTGCGAACTGCGCGTTTGTCCATAACTCGGCACTTGATTTCGGTTTTTCGGTAGGAGAACTTGTTTTGCGCAAGCTGGACGCCAAACCCTACGCCGGGAAGATCGGCCTCCGCACGATCAAGGTCCGCAAGCCGCACGAGTTCATCTTCGACGTGGACGAGTTCGACAACCTGAAGCCGGACGGCCTGCGGCAGAGCTGGACGAGCGCCAAGGGCATGCCGATCGACAAGTTCTTGATCTTCAGCCACCAGCGGGAGTTCGGCAACTTCCGCGGTATCAGCGACCTCCGGTCCGCCTATCAGCCGTGGTGGCTGAAGGACAACCTGTGGCGGTGGGCGGGGGTCTACGCCGAGCGGTTCGCCATCCCCATCGCGACGGCGGCCTACCCGGCGGGGAACTACGGCGAGGGGCACCCGATGCGGGCGCTGATCGCCGCCGTCCACGACGCGATCAGCAACCTGCAGGCGAACACCGCGCTGACCTTCCCGAACGACTTCGAGCTGAAGCTGCACGAGGCGGGCGGCGCGGGCGTCAACGTGCTCCGGATCTTGATGGACATGTGCAACCTGGCGATCGCCCGCTCGATCCTCATGCCCGCGCAGCTCGGGCTGTCGGCGGAGACGCAGACGGGGAGCTACGCGAAGAGCAAGACCCAGTTCGACGCCTTCATGCTGGTGGTGGACGACCTTCGGCGGGACCTGGCTGACGACGTGATCAACGGGCAGCTGATCCCCCGGCTGGTCGGGTGGAACTTCTCCGGCCTGGAGACGATGCCGAAGTTCGACTGGCTGCCGTTCACCGACGCCGACGAGAACAACCTGATGAACACCTGGATGCTGGCGACCCAGTACGGGCTGGTGACGCCGACGCCGGAGGACGAGGCGCACATCCGGGCGGCGACGAAGTTCCCCGAGCGCGAGATCAGCGACGCCGAGGAGCAGGCGCTTCAGCTGAAGAACGATGCGGTGGTCAAGAAGATCACCGATCAGGCGAATGCGACGTTGCATCCGAAGCCGAAGCGAAGCGTGCGACCGACGGCGACTGCCTGGGGGCAATCGCCCGAGGGTGAGTGGGGAGCAGGCTGGGGCGCCGATGCCGGTGGAGGTAATGGCGAAGGTGTGGCTGGAGATGAGAGTGCTGTCCCGGCGGGCTGGGGCGGCGGGCAGTATGCTGCCGATCCGGAGTTCGAGGCCAAGCATCCCCGGGGCGAGGGCGGGCGGTTCATGGACAAGCCCGGCAAGGAAGACGACGCGATTGCCGCCGCTGTGGAGCGCGAGCCCGCCTTTGGCGGTTTTCTCCGGCAGGCGCTCGACAACTTGCAGCGCAGTTCGCGCACGGCGCGCGGTGTGTCCGACACGAGTTCGAGCAAGGACAAGCCGACGCTCGTCACCGAGGGCGCCGACCTGGCGGCGCGTACGCACGATAACTTTGTCCGGGCGGCGCAACTCGTCTGGGAGTCGCGCGAGGCGCAACTGGACACTCCGCGACGCGTCGAGGCGTTCATCACGCACCTGGCCGAGATCGTGTCCGACGGCTTGCTGCCCGAGGACGCCTCGCTGTGGCGGCAGCACGAGACTGATCCCAAGTTCGGGCAGACGCCGGTGCGCTATCTTCGCCCGGCGCTGCGCAACTTCTACGCGGACTTTGCCCAGCGCTTGTCCGATCCGAGCGACGACCCCATTGCGACGGCGGCCTGGGTCGAGCGCGTCTTCGACGGGAAGATCCACGGCCTGGCCGATGGGAGCGGGCGCACGACCAAGCTGCTGTCGGCGCTCGTGCTCGCGCGGGCCGGATTGCCACAGCCGACCTATCCGGATCGCCAGACGTACTACCGGGAGATCGCGCAGCGCCCCGAGCAGTGGGAGCGATTCTACCGTGGGCTGTTCCCGAAGCCGTCGTTGGGGCAGCGCCCGCGCACCCTCCCCGCGCGCGCCATCAACTGGCTGCGCGAGTCGGAGCGGATTGCGAGCGCACCAATGCCGCCTCCAGCCGAACCGCAGTGGGGAACGTTGGGCTTTGCGCGGGAGGACGTTGAGCGCTACTACGCCGTCGATCCCGAGTTCGAGGCCAAGCATCCGCGCGGGCAGCCTGAGAATCGCGGGCAGTTCATCGAGACGCCGGACACACCGGAGCCGCCCAAGATCGGCGTGGGGGATGCCGGGGTGGAAGGCGGGCCGGGCCTGCTGCGCGGGCTCGATCCTCGGACGCAGCCGCACGAGTACGCGCAGGCCTACACGCTGGCGCTCGCCCTCGCCGCGGTGGGTGAGGATCGGGACAAGACCCGTGTCCTGGTCGAGATGCTGCCGCCCGAGTTGAAAGATTTGCTGACGCCGTCGTGGTACAAGCACACGGACGAGCAGGGGAACTACACGCCGGAGCGCGAGGCGCTCCACGAGCAGATCGTCCAGAAGTACCTGGACGCATACAAGCCGCATGAGATGGTGCAGCGTGCGTTGGACCGGGGCGATATGCCGCCCACGCTCTTGCTGCTGGCGGGCGGGACCGGTGCGGGGAAGACCACGACCTTGGGGACGATCAGCCCCCCGATGGTGCAACTCGGCGTGAATGTGGCGGCTGACGATATCAAGATGTACGATCTGTCCGAATGGGCGCAGTTGGCCGCGTCGGACTACTGGGAAGCGGGCGCGGGTGTGCTGCACGAGGAGTCGTCGCACATCGCGAAGCAGCTCCTGAATCGGGCGATGGCCGCCAAGAAGGACATCGTCTACGATGCCACGCTGCGCAACAAGGCGAAGGCGATGGCCTTGTTCGACAAAGCGCGGAAGCAGGGGTATCGCCTCGAACTGCTGTACGTGGATGCTGACCCAGAGGTGGCGCTGACGCGCGCCAAGATCCGGGCGCAGGAATCGAAGCGCTTCGTGCCGGAGAATTTCGCGCGGGTGTCGCATCAGCAGGCGCCAGGCGCGTTCCGCGATTACGCCGATCAACTGGACCGCTGGTGGGTGTACCAGGCTGGGTCACAAAAGGGGGAGCCGTCTCGCCGCCTGGCCGTGGCGGGCAAGGGGCAACGCATCTCTGTGGAGGAGGAAGACCGATGGGAGAAGTTCATCACCAAGATGGGCGGCCGACTGCCGAGCACCGCGGTCCATTCGCTGTGGCACTGGAAGCCGAGGCGCAGCGACTCGGGCGAGACCTCACCGGAGATGAGATCAGTCGCATCCGGTTCGAAGTCGCCGCCAAGCTCTTCGTCACCGCCATCGACCGTGACCACGATGAGGTTGATGAGCGACGTTCCGCTCGGTGACGAGGCGACGGTCGCGCGTACGCTCGACTTCGCGCTGTCGGCCGAGACGCTCGATGCGTTGGAGGCGGACGCCGCCGCGCGCCTGAAGAGCACGCTCAAGAAAACCCTCGATGCGCTGCAAGCTGTGGTCAACAAGAAGATCGGCGCGGGCGACCTGAGCCTCGGCTTTGTCAAGACGCTGGACCTGAAGCACCGGGCCGAGATGACGGCGGCGGTGCGGGACTTTCTCGGGCTGGCGTACCGGTCGGGGTGGGAGCAGGGCGGGGCGGCGGTGGAGCGGGTCGCGGAGCATGTGGCGGACCCAGAGTTTGAGGCGAAGCATCCGCGCGAGCGTGGTGGGCTGGAAGGCGGGCAATTCGCACCTAAAGGTATTTCCGCAGATCCGGATGCGGGTGCGGAGGATCTGCCTTGGAAAGCGGGTCGTGCGATTACACTTTTTCGAGCTGCGGCTAGTAAAGAGCCTCACGTCGGTCAATGGTCGTCTTGGGCCGAACGACTCGATGTCGCCGAGGCCTATACGAAAAATCAGGGGTTTGGTGGACCAGCTATTTATCGATCCAGGCTGGTGCCGAAGCACGTACTTGACATCGCGGCATCGCAGCCTCGCACAGAAGAACCCTTCCAGGAACTCGCTAGTGCGTTATATGATGACCCGAAGGAGGCGGAGCAAAAAGGGATCGACTGGGCGGATCGGTATGAGTACATCTACCAAGTGTGGGAAAATGACTCGGACGTAGCTGCGCTTTTGGCCGATCAGTATAACTGGGTCCGTTATAACGATGACTACCCAGACGGCGCGGTCACCTGGGTACGCACAAGCGTCAAGCCTCTGTCCAAAATACGACGGCACGAATATGCAGCATACGCCCGCCGCACCCACCGCACGCCGCTCGGCCTGGCCCCTGAGAAGGCGCTGCAGTTCTTCGACGAGAAAGCCTTGTGGATCACCGGGGTGCTCAAGCAGCGCCTGCTCGATGACGCCAAGGCGATTCTCTACAACGCCATCAAGGGCGACACGAATGCCCCGCTGGTGCTGTTGCAGTTGCGCGAGGTGTTCGACCCCTGGCTAGGCGATGACACCGCCATTGACCCGGAGAAGGAAGAGCAGGTGATGCCGTACCGGCTGGAGACCATCCTGCGGACCAACGCGAGTGAGGCTTACGCACGCGGGATAACCGACAGCGCACAAGAAGGGATTGAGAGTGGTTATATTATCGCTTTTCGCTCCGTTGCGGTTTTGGACTCCAGAGTGACACCTCTGTGTTCTATGCTTCACGATAAGTGTTTTCGACCAAATAGCGAAGAGGCGGAAATGTTTTCGATTCCGCGTCACTGGAATTGTCGGTCCTTGATGGTGCCTGTGACACAGGATGAAGGGCCAGTTGAGTTTATTACTCCGGCTGAGATAGGTGAAGCTACCGGAATGATGGCTTCGGGTTTTGGCGGGCGACAACGAGGCTGACAATGGCGCTACAGCACGATCCCGAGGTGTTCGAGCCGCGAGCCCCGCAGCGGACAACGCTGCGACCAGAGGAGATCCGCATCCCGGCGGCGGACGGGCGGACGCTGGTCATCCGGGGGATCGCGCACTTCGGGCTGGGCCACGCAGTGAGCGTGATGGTGGAGCCGCCTGGCCGAGCGGAGGGCCAGGCCGTAAGTCTCACCCACGCGTACTCGGCGGACGAGCCGGTGGAAGCGATGCTGCTGCGACTGATCCACCAGTGCCAGGCGCTGCGGCAGCACCTGCGGGCGGGAGGGTGACGGCGATGGACCCGACGGCGCAGTATCGCGAGGACCCACTGACGGCGCGGCCTGGCCTCGCCGAGATCGCGCGGTACACGACGGCGCTGGCCTGGCTACGGCGCGACTGGCCGACGACGCACCAGCACGCCTGCGTCTGCGTCGCGTGCGAGGCGGCGACCCGGCGGGCGCGGCTGCTGGACCAGGTGAACGGCGGGCAGTACGAGGCGGAGGAGTAGCGTGGGCCTGAGTGCCGTCGTGGCGGCGATGGGTGCAGCGGCGCGAGACGCGGTGGCGACGATCCTGGCGGTGTATCGCGAGCACGCGGCGGGCGGGCAGCTGCACGTCGTGCTGGACGACTGGAACCTCGACGACGGGGCGCTGGCGAGCGTGGCGGCGCTGCCGCTGACGCGGGCGGAGCGGTGGTGCCTGGACGCGCTCCGGCGGCTGAGCGAGACGGACCGGCGGATCGCGCTGGCGGCGGCCGAGGTCGAGATGGAGCGGGAGTGATGCTCGACTGGTGGAACGCGCTGGAGTGCAAGGCGAAGGCGGTCACGGCGGTCCTGGTCCTGCTCGGTGCGGTGGCGTCGGGCGCGTGGTGCCTGGACGCCCGCTACGCCAAAGCCGCCGACCTGCTGGCCCAGCAGCAGACGCTCCAGCGCAGCCTGGGCGACCTGAAGGTGGGGCAGATGCAGTCCGACCGCCGGGCGCTGCTCAAGGAGAAGTTCGCGCTGGAGGCCGCCGCGCAGAAGGGGCGGCTGACGCCGCTGGAGCAGGAGCGGCTGCGGGCGGTCGAGGCCGACCTGGCCGACTTGGATCGGGAGATCGCGCGGCTTCGGCGGGAGCCGCAGTGATGCGGTGCCCGTGGTGCGGCTGGCAGGACGACCGGGGCGACGATCTGTCGTACTGGGTGTGGGGCGAGCCGGGCCGCGTGCCGGTGGCCCGGCCGATCGGCTGGCGAGCGCGACTGCGGGCGTGGGCGCGGCGGCTGGCGCGGGGGCGACGATGATCCGAGTGGCGGAGTTGATCGCGCGGCTGCAGGCGCTCCCGCCCGACGCGGTGGTGCTGCTCGCCGACTGGAACGAAGGGTACGCGCCCGACGCGCTGGACTGGGGCCTGCGGTTTGCCCCGGACTACCAGCTGCTCGGGCCGAACGGCCACTACGGCGGCAAAACCGTCGACGGCGCGCGGCAGTTCCCGGCGGTGATCTTGGGGGACGCGTGAGTGGGCAAGCGGAGCCGGGCGAAGGGGCGGTGGCTCACGATGAGCCAGCGGCTGGCGAAGGGCGAGGCGAAGAGCGGCGCGCGGCTGTGGGTCCGGACGCCGGGCGTGACCGGGCAGGCGACGCCGGGGACGCCGCGGGAGCCGAGGTCGCCGCGCGGGCTGAAAGTGACGGCGGTGCCGATGGGACCGACGCCGACGGCGGTGCCGATGGGACCGACGCCGACGGCGGTGCCAAGTGGGCGGGAGCAGGGAACATGAGCAGGTACAACGCGCTCGCACTTGGTCTGTTCGATCAGCAACTTCAAGAGCGTGGGGCGCTGCTTGAGAAGCTGGCGCGGGGCGTTGAGCTGGCAGGGCGGATTGAGGGCGCGGTGGCTGGGTGGGTCCTGCTTGACGACGCGCGGCGGGTGCGGGTCGTCTACCGATGCGCGGGCTGCGGGGACGTGGTCCGCGCCCGGCTGGAGGACGACACGCCGTGCTTCGCGGACGACGACGATCCGGGCGGCAGGACGGCCCGGTTCACGGAGCGGCTGTTCGACTGGCAGTGCGGCTGCGGGGTCTCTGTGGCTGTTCGGGTATTCTGCGAGCGGGCGACTGGGCGCTATGTGGCACGAGACTCCGCGTTGGGGAAGCGATACGATGACGAGCCGCTGGCCCTGCTGACCGGAGTTGAGCTGTCCGGCGAGCCTGTCTGTCTCGCGAACGCGGATGAGGAGGGCCTACAGTGAGCAAGAAGCAGCGGGAGCGGGAGGCGACGGCGGGGATCGAGGTGCGGGGCCGCGAGAGCGTGTCGCCGGACAGCCCGGCTGGGGTGTTGCGGACCGCGGTTGAGGCCGCCGGGGAATCTTCGGATGGGGCGGCGTTCGTCGCGGCGGCCATCGTGCGCGGGTCGCGCGCGATCATCAACGACGTCGTCGCCGGTCTGGCGGACGGCGAGTCGAGCGAGGTCGAGGTCCGCGCGACGATCCCGGCGCACCCGACCGACCAGACCGAGGTGAAGACGATGGTCGAGCGGCAAGATGCGCGGGTGGTGCAACGCGTCTTCCGGTGCGTGTACGACGAGCAGGCGCTGGCCCGGCAGGTGCCGGTGGGCGCGCGGGACCCGGACGTGTTCTGCCCGGTGTGCGGCAACCGCATGGTGCGGGAGCGATAGCGATGGAGCCCAAGACGGACGGGTACGGCTTCATGTCACGCGGATGCCGAACGTCCTGCCGTTCCAGCACGCGGCGGCGTTTGCCGCGGGCACCGCGTGGCGCATTGCGCCGATCCACTCGCACGCCGGGCCGATGACCGCCGACATGCTGGACATGCTGACCGACGCCGACGCCGACGAGATCGAGGACGCCTGGGACGCCGTGCGGCGGCGCTGGGGGCACGGCACGGCCGACTTCTCGCTCGCCATCGTGGCCGATCCCGAATTCGAGACGCAGCACCCCCGCGGCGAGGGCGGGAAGTGGATCGAGAAGCCCGGCGCGCGGCCGGTGCGGACCGTGCGCCTGCCCACGATGGATCACGAATTTTCCGAGGGCCTGGTCGGGCACATCACGGCGCTGCCGCTGTCGGTGGATGACCCGTATTACAGCATCATGGCGCTGGACCCGCGGACGGGCGACGCGGGCGTCGCCGGGCATCTCATGCTGCACGAGGTGCTCATCGAGGCCATCGCCCCGGGCGAGGACGCGGTGCAGCGCGACCGGTTCGCGCATCTGGTCCTGCAGAGCCTCGGGACGGCCCGCCAGAACGTGAGCATCGTCCTGCCCTACCGCGCCGAGACGGACGCCGAAGAGCGCGCCGATCTGCGCAACACCCTCGACCACCTGCAGCGCAAGGGCGTCGATCTGCACCAGGGCGACCTGTGGGTGACGTACCACCAGAGCGCCAACAAGCTCCGGTTCGGCATGAGCGCCCCGTCGGGCATGTACGCCGTGGACCCCGAGTTCGAGACGAAGCATCCCCGGGACCCCGAAGGGCAGTGGACCGAGAAGGGCGGGACGGCCGTGCTGGACGAGGGGGACGCCGACGAGCCGCCGATCCCTGCGGGCTTTGAGATCGACGAGTACAACAAGTACCTGGGCACGCTCCCGACCACGGACCTGTGGAGCACGGTCGTGGACCTGAACGCGCGGAGCCAGTCGGCGGTCTACCACTTCGGGCGCAGCGTGGATCTGATCGTGGACCCCGAGACGGGCCGCGCCGCCTTCAGCGTCTACAAAGATCACGGGCCGATGATCAAGGAGCTGGAGCCGGACGATTACATCAATCGGCAGGACGCCTACGCGCGCGTGGTCCTGATGCCGCATCAAGTGAGTGGCCCGGGCTACATGACTATCGTGCCGCCGTACCCGCATCAGATGGAGAGCGACGCCGCCCGCGCGCAGGAGGAGTATCGCGCCGTGCGGACGGTGCTGCGCTGGCTGGAGCAGTCGGGCGTGCCGCCGCTGCATACTGAGATTTTCTGGGCGAGCGATCTGAACATCGCGCGGTCCACCGCGGCAACCGGGCGGATCACCGATATGTTCGCCGTCGATCCCGAGTTCGAGCGCAAGCACCCTCGTGCACCGGAAGGCACTGCTCAGGGTGGCAAGTTCATCGAGAAACCAGGAGGGGATGATGGGCGCGGTGCTGCAGGACCTGGAGCTGAAGGTGCAGGCGATACAGTCCTACCTGCGGGCGCGGGGGTTGCCGGACGGACCGAGCCTACTGTTCGACCTCCTGCTGGAATCGGGCAGCCCACTGCCATCGGACCGGGCACCGATCGATATATCGCTGAACGCGAGCGACGAGGAGACTTCTCTCCCGAGTTCGCCGCAGGCTTGAGAGCGGCCATTGCCGGTCTGCCAGCTGAGGCGCAGACGTGGCTGGAGGAGGGCTGGTCGAAAGAGGTCGGCAGTTTCCCGAGCATGCAAGTCGTGGACATGGACAGCGAGGACGTGCCGGGCTGGGTCAAGTCGCAACTCCGCAGTGCGCGGGCGGCCACGCTGAACGGGTATCGCATTCTGTACAAGAGGGGCGACGTTCCCGACGCCGAGAGCCTGCTGCACGAGCTGGCACATACGGCCTTCGGCGACATGCAGCGTCGGGCACCCGAGATCGTGGCTGAGGCTGTAGAGAACGGACGGCAGGTCGGCGAGGTGATGCTGGACGCTGCCTTCAGCAAGAAGCTGCGCACGAAGGACATTCCGCAGGACGAGAACCTGAGCCGCGCCTGGTGGGGCGCGCGCCACGTGCGCGACATGGCTGCATCGGTGCGTCGGTACCTGCGCGGCGGGAAGACGGATGTCACAGGCAGCCTGGAGCTGAACCTGATGCTGCCGCCGTACCAGCTGCGAGACTTGGCGGCGCACGTGGGGCTGCGCACTGAGGGTGCTAGTGACCAGTGGCATGTGATCGCCGTCTACACCGCGCTTACGCAACGCTACAAGGCGGAAGTCAGCGCGGTCTATCGCGACGAGGAGCTGGTGACGTACAAGGCGGGAACCGATCCTGCGTATGCGGCGCGGCTCTTTGGCAGGTTACGCAAGCGGGCGAACGTGCCGGAGGGCCTGCAAGCGGCGTTTACGGTGCAGTGGGATGACTTCGCTATTGACCCAGAGTTCGAGCGCAAGCATCCACGTGGTATAAAAGGCACCAAGACGGGCGGCAAGTTCGTCGAGAAGCCGGAAACCGACCGGGTACACCGGGGTGAACGAGGCTGGATCGTGAATCGTGCCACCGGGGAACTGCTCTCGGCGTCTGCGACCGGACGGCCGCTTGATGAGGAGTTCTCGGAGAACGTGGACTTCCCGAATTTGATTAAGCACGTTCTGGCCGGTGGCACTGCGCTGGTGCACACGCACCCGAACGAAACGAGCTTCAGCGATGCAGACTGGGTGGTGTTCGCCAACGGCTTGGAGCTGATGCAGGTCGTTACTAAGGACGGCACGGTCTACACGTTGGAGCGGCCAGCTGACTGGGATTGGACGCGGGGCACGCCTCGGCGGATGCGTGACCTGTGGGCCCAGTTCGAGGCCGAGGTTTTCGACGACCCAAAGTTCAACGCGCCGGGGGCGACGATCGACGACCAGGTTAAGGCGATGGTCGAAGAGATCAATCAGCGGATGGCCAATGCGACCGGCATTCGCTACACAACCGACATTCCGCTCCTCCCGGCCGTGCAGAAGGTATTCGCTATCGATCCCGAGTTCGAGTCGAAGCATCCGCGCGGCGAAGGCGGTCGGTGGACGGAGAAGGGCGGACAGTTCACGCCGAAAGGTGGTGGGGAACCAATTCGCGTGACGCTTCGCAGCCTGGCCCCCGAGCACGCCGCGCAACTACGCACGTTGGTCGAAGCCTCGGGCGTTTCGCCGCGCAGTATTACCGCGGGTGTGCGAACAAAAGACTGGCATGGCATCGTGGACCCAAAGGGGAACATGCGTCTGAGCCGGATGCTGGACACGCCGGAGTCCCTGCGCCAATCCCTGGCGGAGTCACAGCAGATGTGGGACGCAGAACTGAAGCGCGCCGGGGCCGACGCACAGGGTGCTCCGACGAACTACCTCGTCGAGCCGTCCTTCCGTGGCGTGGTGCTGCACGAACTGGGGCACGTCTGGTCAGTGCGGGTGGGAATGCCGCTGGCACTGCTGCGTGAGCACGAGACGTGGTTTCGCAGACTGTCTGGCGGGGCGTACACCGACGACTCGTCCGGGCTGTACGAGGCAACGGCCGAAGGGTACGCAGCGTGGCGGTTGGGGCGCGCGACGCCGCCCGCGGTCGCGGCCGAGTTCACCAAGACGCGACGACACTACGCGCTCGATTCCGACTTCACGCTCGCATTCGCTGTCGATCCCGACTTCGAGACGAAACACCCACGTGGCCCTGAAGGGAAGTGGGTCGAGAAAGGCGCGTTCAAGTCGGGCGAGACGCTCGGGGCGGCGACCGGGCCAGACAAGAAGGCCTCAACCTGGACGCCGGAATCCGGCGGGCTGTTGTTCCACGGGACCCGGACGGGGTTCACGCGTTGGCGAACGGGCGAGGCGTACTTGACCGACGACTACCGAGAGGCGGAGGGGTACGCAAAAGGCGTGCTCGGGACCGGGGGGCGGGGCCGCATGCCGATGGTGCGGACGATTCACGCTCGCCCCGGCGCAACCGTGGACGCGAATGCGGAGATTGCCGCGGCCATCAACGAGGGCATCTTCGACCCGAGCACGCTGGAGGACATCGTCGCTCGCGCTCGGGAGGCCGGAGCGCGGTACGTCACCTATGAGCATCCGAGCATCGTGTACCCCGACCGTGAACAGCGCGTGGTAATTGCGCTGCACCCGAACGATGACCTGAAGTTCCTCGGTGGGTGGAGCGTCGGAGCCCGGTCCAAGTCGCACGCGGCCGACTTCACGCTCGCCTTTGCGGTCGATCCCGACTTCGAGAAGAAACATCCGCGTGGCAAAGGTGCGCAGGGCGGCCAATTCGTCGAGAAGCCCGGCGGCGCATCACCGGAGGCGGGCGAGGCGGGCATCTCCGCATCGAAGGAAGCGTCTACGCGGGTCCTGGATGTGGTGCGGCGCCTGCTGACGGACCAGAAGACCATCGGTCTCCGCGAGCAGTTGACGCAGGTCAGGGGTGTTGAGCCTACGGGGGCCATTGGCCGGTGGGAGGAAGGCGTCGAACCGAGCCTCGCAGTGCGGTGGCGTGACGGTGAACGTGTACGCGTCGAGCTGGCGCGTCTGGCCAAGCTCTACAAGCAGGACGCGCTGGCCTTCTGGACCGACAATGCGGGCACGGACGCGCGGTTGTCTGTACAGTTTCCCGCATCGCCGTCGCCCAAACTGCTTGACCAGGTGCACCAGGCGCTGACACGGACGGCGATTCCGGGAAGTAGTTACCTGGCCGCGGGACGTGAGATTGTCGTCTACGCCCCCGAGGCCGAGCACGCGGGGGTTCATCAACGCTTGACAAACGCCCTAAGATCATTGAATGTGCCGCCCAACATCTCGACGCGCCGGGGGAAATTTGAATTGATCTTTGACAGCGACTATGATGCTGTGATTGCCGGAGGCGCCCGCACGCATGCCGCCGCGCCGGAGCGTACCGGCGAAGCGATGTTCATGTCTCGCGCGCGGGCGCAAGCGTTGGCGGAGCAGATGAGCCTGACCTCCCCGAAGGTCGAAACCACCGAGAAGGACGATGATGCTGAGGCCAAGACGTAGCCGGGCCGAACTGGCCACGGAGAAGATGCGATGGCGGAGACGGTCACCATCAAGGATGTAGAAATTTTTCAAGTAGGCACCCACAACAAAGATCCTTACACCCTCACCGATCTGGAGGGCATGGTCCGCTCCGCCAGCGAGGTCGGCTTCACGCCACCGGTGAAGATCGGGCACATGCGGGACGACGATACGGCCGCCCTGCTGAAAGCCGAGGGCATGCCCGCCTTTGGCTGGATCAAGAACATCCGCATGAAGGGCGAGAAGCTCGTCGGCGATCTGTGCGAAGTGCCGCGCCGCATCGCCGAGCTGATCCGCAATGGGGCGTACAAACGGCTGTCCGCGGAGATCTACTGGAACTTCACACAGAACGGCCGCACCTGGCCGCGCGTCCTCAAGGCGGTCAGCCTGCTGGGGTCGGAAGTGCCCGCGGTGACGTCCCTGAAGGACGTCGAGGCGTTGTACGGCGCGAAGCCCTACACGAACGATCAGCCGCCCGGCGAGGTGAAGCTGTACTACGCCGAGATCATGCCGGTGGCACCGGCGGGCGCACAACTGAAGGACCGCTCGATCGTAGGGTATCGCGAAGGTGATGCGGAAACGCGTTGTGGCACGTGCCGCTTCTACCTGGGCCTGGCCACGCCGGGCTCCGTTGGTAACTGCATGTTGGTGATGGGCGAGATCGCGTCTGATGCCCGGTGTGATCTGTTCGAGGTACGCGAGGCGTTTCTGTTCTCGGACAAGGGCTGCACCGTCGAGAAGCGCGGCGACGAGTTCTGCGTGGTGCAGGACGGCAAGGTTATCTCCAAGCATGCGTCTATGGACGAAGCGAAGAAGAAGATCGAGGAGATGGACGAAGGCGACAAGGAAGAGAAAGACGACGAGAAGTATTCCGTCAAGGACGGTTGGGTGGAATTCCAGCTTGACCGCGAGACCGTTGCGAAGTTCTGCCCGAGCTGCGCTGAGCACATGGCCAAGGACAACCTCAAGGCGCTGAAGCTCTACCACAATACCAAGACCAAAGAGTACGCGGGATTCAATGCGGGCCTGTGTGGGTCGTTCGGCGCGTACGAAGGCTTCCGCACGCGCTGCATGGAATCGGTGCGCAATGACGACGCCTGGAAGGATGATCAGGGTGACCCCAAGATCGATGACGCCGCACCGTTCTGCAACGCGCTGAAGGTCTGGTGCGTAGACAACGGGCATCTGGATGCGCCGAAGGGTGGTGAGAAGAAGCACGCCGTTGATCCAGAGTTTGAAGGCAAACATCCGCGTGATCCGCAAGGTCACTGGACCGACAAGCCTGGCGGTGGGGAGAGGACTGGCGGCGACAGTGACGGCGGAAAGTCCGGGGAACCAAGCAAGCCTCGCTCGCTCTCGACTATCGCCTCCGAGATTCGGCGCAACTGGAAGAACGTCAACTACGGCGCGAAGCCCTACCTGGACGCCATGTCGCAGTTGGACAGCATCAACGACACCGGCTACAGCGTCGTGGCGTATTTCCTGTCGAACGCTACCGGTTGGAAGGGGGAGGACGCGAAGCGCATCAAGGCCGAGCTGAAGACCTTGATGAAGGGCGCGGGACGCAAGCACTTCGCATTCCTGCCCGATGTCGAGGGCGGTGAAATTGTCGTGGAGCTGCACGCCTATAAGATTCAGAAGCGCGGGGAGAAGTGGTGCGTGTTGACCGAGGACGGCTCGAAGACGCTGGGGTGTCACGACTCCGAAGAGAAGGCGCAAGCGCAGCTTGGTGCGGTGGAAGCAAGCAAGGCTCGCGCGGAGAAGGCGCATGCGACCGAGGCCGCTGTGCTGCAAGCCGATCTGGACGCCGAGTCCGAGCCGCTGACGGGTGGGGAGGTTCTTCTCACGCTGGGGGAGCATCAACTCGTGCGGAGCGCGCCGGGTGTGTGGCATGTGGCCACGATTGATCGAACGACGACCGTCGGGACCTATGCGACGGAGCCCGAGGCGCAAGTGGCGCTGGCGCTGGCGGAGCCAGCCGCTTTGGATGCAGCGCTCACCGCGACTCCAGAGCAGCGGCTTGCCTTGACGGCGGCCGAGGAGCGGGTGAAAGCATGGTCCCCGCAGGCCACGCCGCGGAACACAGTGGTCGTGCTGGGCGAGCACCAGATCCTGCGGGACGGGGAGCAGTGGTACGTTGCACGTATTGACGGGAAAAACACGGTGGGCGAATACCGCGACGAGCAAACGGCCTTTGTCGCATTGGCCGAGGTGGAAGCAACCGCACTTGGGGTTCGCATGTCGGCACAGGAGGGCGTGGCGGGGCAGAGGGAACTGGCGCAGGGCGCAGAGATCGTCTCGGCGGAACCAGCGCGTAGTGCAGGGAACACGACCGTGCTCCCGGAGTGGAGCAAAGAGGTTTCTACAATGGACGTGGATGTGAAGAAACTGTCGGAAGATCTTGCAGCAGCCCGTGTTCGGATCGTGCAGTTGGAGCAGGAGCTGCAGAAGGCGTACCAGAAGGTCGAGGCCAACGCGCGAGCGACCGAGGAGAACTCGCAGATGCACTCCAAGATCGCGGAGCTGCAGGCGCGCGTGGTGGAGATGGAGACCCGCGACCTGGACCGCGAGGACAAGATCATCTTGGACAACCTCGTGGCGGCCGGAAAGCTGTTGCCCGCCGAGCGCGAGATCCAGGAGAAGCTCCTGACCGGCGCGCGGGGCCAGGTGCAGTCCTACGCCGAGAACGGCGTGCGGCGCGAGCGGCCGATGCGGACCGCTCTATTGGAGGCGCTGGAGAAGCGCCCCACGGTGATGCAGTTTGGTGAGGTCACGCGGGGCGATGACGGGCTGCAGCACGAGGACCCGGCCGTCGAGGTCGAGAACCGCGTCCGGAAGTTCCGCGAGACCAACTCGGCGGCGACGTACGAGCAGGCGTATCACGCCGTGCTCAACGCCAACCCGAAGCTGAAGCAGCGGTACGCGGCGCGCTCGACGCAGCAGTAGGGTCGAGGCGCGGCGGTTGGCAGGTTTGTTACGCTCGTGCCCGTAGTGGCACCGAAGGAATGGACCCATGGCTGTGAAAGGACCGGAGCCTCTGCCCTACACGCTGGTGGCGGGGGCAGATTTGAGCGGCGCGCAGTTCGCGCCGATCGCCATCAACGCCAACGGGCAGGCAATCGTGTCGAACGGTGGCGGGACCGCGTTCATCGGCGTGCTGGAGAACAAGCCGAAGCTGGGCGAGCACGCGACCGTCCAATTGGGACCGTGTGTCACCAAGGTCCGAGTCGGGCTGGCCGTGACGCCGGGGAACTACCTGACGATCCAGTCGGGCGGGTGGTTCATCCCAGGCCAGGCGGCGACGTTCAACAACAGCGTTTGGGCGAACGCGGGAAGCAAGACCGCCATCGCGGGGATCGCGTTCGACACGGTCGCCAGCGGCGGCGTCGCCACAGCGAAGATCTTCCAGGCGCTGACCTTCGTCAACAGCAACTAGTGGCCGCGACGGATGCGGCATGACGTGTAACGAAGACGCATGCGGCCACAGTGCCGAGGAAACCTAACGATGTTGCCACGCAACGTGCGGGTGATCACGGCGGACGGCTCGCCGATGGAGCTGCACCGGTACGACGCGACCGGGCGGGACCTCCACATCGACGGTCCGCTGTCGGAGATCTTGGTGAACTACCGGCCGGAGGGGTTCATCGCCGACCGGATCTTCCCCATCGTGACGGTCGGGAAACAGTCCGACCTGTTCTACCAGTTCCAACAGGCCGACCTCTGGCGCATCCCGGACACCACTCGGGCGCCGATGACGGCGGCCAAGCGGGTCAACTTCAACGTGGCCTCGCAGACGTACTACGCCAAAAACTACGCGTTGGCCACCGGCATCCCGGTGGAGGACGCGATCAACGCGGACCAGATGCTGTCGCTCCGCGAGAACAAGGGCAAGTTCTTGGCCGACATCTTGGCGCTGGACTACGAGAACCGGGTGGCGAGCCTGGTCTGCAACACGTCCAACGTCGGGACCTTCTGCGTGCCCACGTCGGTGGCTGCGGGCAGCCAGGGCACCTGGGACGGCGCGACCGCCGTGCCCATCACCGACATCGACAACGCGATCCAGCGGGTCCGGGACGCGTCGGGCTACCTCCCGAACAACATCGTGTTCGGCTGGTACGCCTGGAACAAGTTCCGGCGGCACGCCAACGTGCGTGCGCAGCTGTTCCCCGCGCCGGGCGGGACCACCCCGTCGGGCGGCGTCGTGCAGCCGTCGATGGTGTCGGCGCTGTTCGACATCCCGAACGTCAGCATCGCTGGCGTCATGCGAAACACGGCGGCCGAGGGCCTGGCCCAGTCGCTGGCCGACATCTGGGGGCCGCACGTGGCGGTGTTCTACACCCCACCGCGCCCCAGCCGGGAGGTGCCGTCCTACGGCTACACCTTCCGGTGGCAGGCACCGGGCCTGCCGCAGAGCTTGACCGCCGAGGACCTGGGGTACGACAAGGTCCTCCACGGCAACCTGCTGGAAGTGTCCATGTACCAGGACGAGAAGATCGTCAGCACGCTGCTCGGCACCCTGGTCGGGAGCGTGACGGCGAGCTAGCGCGTAGGGAGTGCCCGCACAGCGGGCACGGTCGAGGGGCGGCCCTGGGCGTCCGGGGCGACGGTAGCGGTCGGGGCCGCCCCGCTTTTCGTGAAGGAGGTGAGCGTGCGTGGGTAAGAAGAAAGGGAAAGGCCAGCCGCCGAAGAAGGGCTAGCAGTGTGCGGATGGCAGGCAAGCCGTGGTAGGAGGTGGGCGATGCGTGCCTGGATTCAACGGTGGAAGCAGCAGCGGTGGGAGCAGAAAGACCGTCGTCGGCGGAAGCAGCTGGAGCAGGCCGCCTTCGCGGACGGCCGGTTCGTCCTGTACATCACGGTCGCGGGGCGGCACGCGCCGGTCTGCTTCATGCCGCGCGAGTCCGAGGCGCGGGCCTTCTTCGGCTTGTACGTCGTGCCGTGGATGCGCGGGGAGCTGCGGTGGTTCAGCCACTCCACGTGGGACGGCCTGCCGGGCGGCCCCGCGGCGACCGTCGGCCCGTACTCGGAGGTCTATCGGGGCTACGACGTGCGGCAGGTTGTGTTCTTTGCCCCGACGCTGGAATATCGGCAGCGCCTGGACAACGTACTCGCCGAGATGGTTCGGGAGGCGGAGGCCGCGGCCGAGGCGAACAAGGTCGCGGAGCGAAGCGTGGCCTACACCTTGATGGTGGCGGCGACGCGGGACGCGCATCGCGCCATCGAGGACGACCGCCGATGAGTGGGGCGATGTCCGCGCAGTATCGTATCTATCGCTGTGAGCGGTGTGGCTGAACGACCGTACACCATATTTACTCGCCGCCGTTTTGTGCGAACTGCCTGCGAAACGATTGCATGGTAGAGCAGGACTCCAACTGATGACGCCGCGCGAGATCGACGCCCTGGTGGCGGAGAAGGTGATGGGCTGGACGCCGAGGCACGATCCGCGCCGGTGCGACGGGACGCGGATCATCCGGTGCTTCGTCTGCGGGCGGCTCGGGCACGGGAACTGCTACGGGTACGGGCGGGGCGGTGAGCCGATCCAGCTGTACTGCGGCGGCGAATCCGATGTCGCCTGCTGCGAAGACGCGCGGCGGCCGCGCTACTCCGCCAGCATCGCCGACGCGTGGCCGGTGGTGGAGAAGCTGAAGGAAGACGGTGACGTGTTCATCGAGTGGTGGTCGGATGGTGAGTGGCTCGTGAGTAAGTATCCGGTTCTCGTCCGACAGGCGGATGGAGGTCGAGACTCCGTCGTGGCTCCGACGGCTCCGATGGCCATCTGTCTCTACGCGCTTCACGTAGCGGGCGTGGCCGTAGCGGAGGTGCCCGCATGATCCCCATCGCGCATCGCGGCCTGTGGACGCCGGACCACGCGGCGCAGAACAGCCTGGCGGCCATCGCGGCGGCGACCCGCGCCGGGTACGGGCTGGAGCTGGACGTGCGGCTCGGGGTGGGCGGACGGCTGTGGCTGCAGCACGCGGCGGCCGACACGCCCTGGCTGCTCGACGGAGCGAACGCGGACTGGACGCTGGTGCTCGACGCGCTCCGGGCCGCGCCGGTGATCCTGTGGGACATCAAAGAGCTGCGCGCCGTTCAGCCGCTGTGCCAGTGGCTGGTCGGGCGCGATCTGTCCGGGTCGGCGCTGCTTTTCGATCTGGAGATCGCCGAGCCCGCGGGCACGTGGCGGGCGGATGCCTGGGCGAACGTTCCCGACCACCGTCCGGCCTATCTGCGTCGGGCGTCCGAGACCGAGTCGCTGTACGACGCGCTCGGCGACGAGCACGCGGCGGGCGTCTGGTTGGACGCCTGGGAGCGGGAGTGGGTGGACGCTGGGACCATTCAGACTGTCCAGGCGGCTGGGAAGAAAGCCTTCGTCTGCTCCAGCGAGTTGCACCGGCGCCCGATCAGCCTGCGACTGTGGCGGGCATGGGCGGGCGCGGACGGGGTGTGCACGAACTACCCGCACTTGCTGGCCGGGCTGGACCGGCCGGAGCTGCAGCCGGCGGGGTGGCACGCGGAGGTGCACCGATGAGCGACGAGCGGAACGCGGCGGTGGAGGAGATTCGTAAGGCGATCGCGGATTTGCCGACGAACCGACAGACGGCCGTGGCGGAATGCGCGGAGAAATTGCAGGCGCTCGTGCGTGGCTACGGGGCCGACGGTCTGATGGCTCTGGCGCTGGTCGGCGCGTTCGTGACGGCGCATTGCGAGGAAGCTGGTTGATGGACTTGATTGGCACATCGTGGTCTTATGGCGTGCAAGCCGGGCCTGACGTGTACGGACCGTTTCCCGAAGCGGCGACCGCCAAGTTCTGGGCCGAGCGCGCGTACGCGAGGGGGAAGCGTTGATGGCGGACAAGTGGGAGCGGTGTCGGATGTGCGGGCTGGAGTGGCCCGCCGGGTCGCTGGCGGAGTGCCCGCAGTACCGGAACGCGGAGCACCGGCGGATGCGGAAGAACGACCGGGGGCTGGACGTGCTCGCGTTCGACGGGCCGGGGCTGCCGGAGGCGGCGGCGCCGTTGCCGGAGCCTGCACCGGAGCCGGACACCCATGCGACGGTCGAGGCGTGGCACGAGACGGACTTCCTGGAAGCGAAGGCTGACGATGCCGACGATGCCGACGCTGACCGCTGACTTCTTTGCCCGGCTGGAGGCCTTCGTCACCGCGCGGATGGACGTGCGGGACCAGCTGGAGGACCTGCCGGACTACAAGGCGATCATGGGGCACCGCCACGTCCTACGCGGGCGGACGCTTCCGGTCTCGATCTTCCAGGGCGAGGGGCTGGCGCTGTACCTGTTCGTGCAGGCGTTCCGGCCGCGCGTGATCCTGGATATGTTCACCGGGACGGGGATGGCGGCGGCCTACCTCGGAGCGGGGCACCAGTTCGCCCGGGTCTACAGCGTGGACGATTACTCGGAGGGCGTGGCGGGCGACGCGGGCTGGGACGGCGCCTGCGGACTGATCCAAGCGTGCGACCTGCGGAACGTCAAGCTGATCCGCGGCTCGCACCTGGACCTGGCGCGGGTGCTGGACGCGGACGGGGTGACGCGGGGCGACGTGGATCTGCTGTTCCTCGACGGCGCGGGTAAGGACGTCAGCGAGGCGTTCGACCACCCCGGCGCGGTGAGGGTGACGCACGACGAGCCGACCTGGCTCGGGCCGAACGACTTCCGGCTCATGGGCGGCTCGCACCTGACGTTCTCCGTACCCCCGGCGCTGCTGCCGATGTGCCACACGATCCTGTCGCCGTACTTCGCGATCGGGGTGGCGGAGGACGTGGCGTGGCGGCCGCCCGCGCCGCCGAAGCAAGAGGTGATCACGTGGACGTAGCCCACGCGCGCTATCAGTACGGCGCGAACTACCTTGGGGACCCGGCGACGCTGCGGGATCGGATCGTTAGCAAGACGATCATCCCGCACCAGGTGGAGTGGCAGCCGGGGCCGCCGGGCCAGGAGATCTGCTGGCTCCAGTGCCCGTACTGCTACGGCGGGTCGGCCGAGCTGGTGCCGGACCGCCTGCCGCTGGGCCGTGCGCTGGACGTGCTCGCCGACATCGCGCGTGGACCGACGGCCTACGGTCACGGGCCGGGGCCGCAGAAAATCATCTTTGCGGGCTACGCGACCGACCCGCTGTTCTCGAAGGACCTCACCGCGCTCGTGACGACGGCCGTCGCGTGTCGGGCGGTGGTCGGGTTCAACACGAAGGCGCTTGCTGTGCCCGAGAAGCTGCTTGCGGTGCTGCCGCTAGCGGCTCCCGAGAGCTACGTGACCGTCAGCGTGGACGCAGGGAGCAACGAGGTCTACAACGCGGTGCACGCCGCGAAGACCGACGCCCCGTTGTACGACCGCGTGATGGAAAACCTCAAGCGGTTGAAGGCGACCGGCATCGAGGTTGCCGCGACCTACTTGGTCTCCCGACTCAACTGCGTCGCCGGTGACACCGACGACATGGAGAAGTTCATCTCGGACGCGTGCGACGCGGGCGTGGACGTGATCCGGTTCGCGTTTGCGCAGATGCCGCGCGGTGGGAGCGAGATGCCGACCGTGCCGACGTGGGACGAGTGCCGGTTTTTCGCCGATCGCGTTCGGTTCGTCAAAGAGGTCTGGGATTTGTGTGGAGTGCCGATCCTCCTGGCCGACGCCGACGCGGACCATGACCTGTTCCGCAAGCCGCGGACGCTGCCCTGCGTCGCGCGATGGATCTACCCGACGGTCGGGTACGACGGCTGGCTCTACCCGTGCTCGCAGACCGGCGCGCCGAACTTCCGCGGGCTCGCGTTGGGTAACCTGGCCGAGCGCGGCTTCTGGGAGATGTACTACGAGTATGACGAGGCGCGGCTGGCCGAGTGGATGCACCACGAGCACTCGGAGATGATCCGCACAGGCTGCCGCTGCGACCGCAAGGAGCACCTTGTCAACATCCAGGCTGGGCCGATCCTGAAGCGTTACGGTATCATTACCTGCCCAGATACAGAGAGCACGTGATGGCGCACTTTGGAGAGACGATGCAGATCATCACGCGGGACGTGCCCACGCAGGTCGTGATCCTGTGCGGCGGGCGCGGCGAGCGGATGGGCGGCCTGACGCTGGAGCGGCCGAAGCCGATGATCGAGATCGGCGGCAGGCCGATCCTGTGGCACATCATGCAGCACTTCGCGCGGCACGGGTTCACCGACTTCACGCTGGCGCTCGGCTATCTCGGCTGGGTGGTGGACTGGTACTTCAAGGACCCCGAGAGCGCGGACGGGTGGACGGTTCATTGCGTCCCGACCGGCTGGGAGACGCAGAGCGGCGGGCGCGTCAAGCGGTTGGCGCCGCACCTCACCGGCACGTTCCTGATGTCGTGGTGTGACGGTCTGTCGGACATCGACCTGACCGCGATGCTGGCGTTCCACCGGGACCACGGCAAGCTCTGCACGGTGGCCGCCGTGCATCCCCCGGCACGTTTTGGCGAGCTGATCCTGGACGGCGATAGTGTGCAAGCATTTGTTGCAGCGCCGAGAAACGTGGGCTGGATCAACGCCGGGTTCTTCGTTTGCGAGCCGGGCGTGCTGGACTACATCGAGGGCGACCGGACGCCGTGGGAGGACGCGCCGATGGTGGGGTTGGCCAAGGTCGGGGAGCTGGTGGCGTTTCGGCACGCGGCCTTCTGGCAGTGCATGGACACCGAGAAGGAGCAGCGCTTACTGGACGAGCTGTGGCGGAGTGGCCGCGCGCCGTGGAAGGCGCGGGGCTGACCGTGGAGAACCTGCGCCCCTCGAAGGCCACGCCGCCGCTCGGAGAAGCGCTCTATCGCACAGGCGTGAGCCAGAAGCCGCTGTGGGAACACGTCGGTCGCCGCTTCGCGGTGTGCTACGCACTCGTGGTGCTCAGCTTGATGCTGTTTGGAATGGGGTGGACCATCGTGCGCGGGCTGCGGTACGGCGAGTGCAAGCGGTGGGCCTTGGCCCTGCCGGGCGCACAGAACTTTGAGCTGGACGCGTGGGCGAACCGCTGTCGCGCGCAGGTTACGGGTGGCGCGTGGATTGAGAAAGGGGCGCAGCCGTGACAACACCACCGACGCACGCTAACATCACCGGCTGCCGCTCCTGCGGGATGACGGACCGCTTCTATCGAGTCCTGGACCTTGGCGACCTGCCGCTTTCGGGGCACCTGCTGCGAGCGGATCAGCTCGGGGCGACCGAGCCGCGCTACCCAACCGAGGTGGTGTTCTGCCAGGAGTGCTTCCTGGTGCAGCTGCGCTACACGGTGCCGCCCGTGGAGGTGTTCGCCACGGACTATCCATATTTCAGTAGCACGAGCGACGCCTGGGTCGCGCACTGTAAGCGGAACGTGGACGCGCTGGTGGCGCGGTTCGGGCTTGGGCCGCTCAACCTGGCCGTCGAGATCGCCAGCAACGACGGCTACCTGCTGCAGCATTTTCTCCCGTACGGCGTTCAGGTTCTGGGGGTAGATCCGGCCGTAGGCCCTGTGAGGGTTGCTCGCGAGCGCGGCGTCCAAACCGTCAACGATTTCTTCTCTGAAGAGCTCGCACAGCGGTTCGTCGCTGAAGGCCTCCATGCGGACGTGGTGCTCGGGAACAACGTCCTGGCGCACGTGGTGGACCAGAACGACGTGGTTGCCGGGGTGGCGACGCTGCTCAAGGACGACGGCGTGGCGGTGTTCGAGTTCCCGCACGTCTATCAGCTCGTCCGGCGCTGCGAGTTCGACACGATCTACCACGAGCACCTCTGCTACTTCAGCCTGACGGCCGCCTGCAACCTGTTCAAGCGGCACGGGCTGACGATCTTCGACGTCGAGGAGTTGCCGACGCACGGCGGATCGCTGCGGATCTACGCGTGCAAGTCTAATCGGTCATACGAGCGGCGGATGGTCGCCGTGCTTCAGCAGGAGCGCGAGCAGTGGGTGACGGTCCCGTACTTCTATGCGAACTTCGCCGAGCGGGTGAAGGCGGTGCAGCTGGGCCTGCTCGCGTTCCTGGTCGAGCAATCCACGGCGGGCAAGCGCGTGGTCGCCTACGGCGCGGCGGCGAAGGGCGGGACGCTGCTCAACTCGTGCGGGATCGACCGCAGCCTGATCGCCTACGTGGTGGACAAGTCGCCGTTCAAGCAGGGGCGGTACATGACCGGTTCACGGCTGCCGATCTACCCGCCGAGCAAGTTGCTGGAGGATCAGCCTGATTACGCAGTGCTGCTGACATGGAATTTCCGGGACGAGATCCTGGAGCAGCAGGCCGAGTACCGGCGGCGCGGCGGGAAGTTCGTGATCCCGATCCCGAGCCTGGAGGTGGTGTGATGTGTGGAACGTTTGGCGCGTGGGATCTTGCCCAGCAGCATGCGGCGAGCGCGGTCCATCTAAGCGGTATATTTTTGCGCGATCCTGATCCGGAAGTGCTGGACTGTCCAACGCACGGGTGGCTGTGTCCGGCGTGTAAGCAGGGGAAACGTGTGCGGTTTTCGCAAGCATCTGACCGGACGAGGAGCGGTATCCAGAGAGCGCTGAAGATTGGCGGCGCTGCAGAGAAAGTATTGAAACTTGCTGACGTCCAACGAAGCGCGGAAAGCAGCCGTGATTGCTAAGTCTTGGACGACACAAGACCAACTCGACTGGGAGCTGCTGCGCGAGGCCGACGAGGACATCGCGTCCCAGGTGACCGCGAGGCGGCCGGATCTAGTACGGTTGTGGGAGCGGGCTGTCGCCAACTCAGAACTTGGAGGTCGTGTGATGTGGCGGCTGCGACGGGCGCTGGCCGCGGTCTACACGCGGCACGCGTGGATGTGCTGGGAGTGGAGTCATGCTCGGTGGTGGAAGAAGCCGCTGCTGTACTGGCGTCTTCGCCAGCACTCCTGTGATTGGTGTAAGCCTTGGGAATGGCACAGCGGACGAAGGCTGCGCTGGCCGTGGCAGTGCGCTGAGTTCTGGCTGGGCGTGCTCGTCGGCATTGCGGTGATGACAGCGGTCTCCGTGGCAGACGTGTGGTTGAAACTATGAATGGCTCTGCTGTTCCTCCATGCCAGAAATGCGGCCTCACACCCGAGGACATTCGCTGTGGCGTGTGCGGTGGACACCATCCGCCGGGCGAGAAGCATTTCAATGTCGTGTATACCAGCTGCCCCAACTGCGGGCGGACGGTGAGTACCTGTCGCCTAAAACGAATCGAGCAGACTAATGACTCACGTTGATCCGTCCAAGCTCGTGATCGCCGTCTCGACCCACCTGCGGCCGGTGCCGCTGCGGGTAACGGTCAAGCTGTGGCGAGAGTCGTGCCCAGACTACCGGCGGATGTACGTGGTCGTGAACCACCCAGATGGCGCGGCGGGGTTCGAGCCGCCGGAGCGGTGCCGAATAATCCACACCGGGCGCGTGCCGCAGCACCCCGGCTGCATGAGCAGGACGTGGAACCTCGCCATGCAGTGGGCGTTCCAGGACCCCGAGGTGGAGTGGCTGCTCTGCTCGATGGACGACGTGGGCGTGCGGCAGGGTTGGCTGGACCTGGTGAACCGGCACGCCTTTCAGTTCTACCTGGCACCGTGCGGCGACCTGGTGTTCCTGCTCCACCGGGAGGTGTTCCGCAGGGTCGGCTGGTTCGACGAGCGGTTCGTCGTGATGGGCTTCCAGGAGTGGGACTGGGAGGCGCGGGTCCTGCGGGCGCTCGGCGTTGAGCGGGTGATGATGGAGGACGGGCACGGGTGGAACCACAACGCCATCGGGCTGCACAACTACTGGTTCCACACCGGGGACTTCGCCCCGACGCATCGGGACACGAGCTGCCAGATGCTCAACGAGTATTGGCTGCACCGGAAATGGGGTCTTCATGCCACACGACATTTCGTGGACATGATGGCGAGCGGGGTTGTGCGGGAGTGCCCGACGCCGGAGATCGACTGGTACCCTTGGTTCAGTCGGCAAGCGGTCGCGTGCCTGCTGGAGGCGAAATGACGGCTGACGTGGAGGGCTTGAGCCTGGCGCGGGTCGGCGGAGTGCAGCACGAGACCCTTCATCGCGCGGAGCATTGCTCGCTGTACCTCCCGCTGTTCCGCCGCGCGTTCGGCGACGAGACGACGTGGGGCGACAAGCACGCGCTGATCATGTTCGCCGGGCGCGGGCGCGAGGCGGAGTTCTTCACGCCGTTCTGCCGCCACGTCACGCTCGTGGACAACTACGGGCCGTGCGTCGAGGTGCTGCGGCGACGGTTCGAGGCGGCGGATCGGCCGTACGTCGCCGTCGTGCAGAACAACGGAGTGGACCTCAGCGGCATCCCCGACGGGAGCGTGGACATCCTGACGGCCTTGATCGCGCTCATGCACATCCGCCCGACGCACATGCGCGTGAGCTACGCCCGCGAGTTCAACCGCGTGCTGTCGCCGCGCGGGAAGGCGCTCCTGCAGCTCGCGCAGAACCACACGGCGACGCCGTGGGAGGACGAGGTCGGCCCGGAGGTGGAGTACCAGGTCGGCACCGACATGACCAACGTGGGCTTCATTGACGAGGCGGCGCTGCGTCGCTGGTGGGAGCGGTACCTGCGGCTGGACTTCGTGCAGTACGGGGACTGCATCCCCGGCGACGGCACGATGAAGAACTGGTGGTGGGTGGGGGCGTCGAAGTGGGCGTGAGTGAGTTGCGGGTAGAACGATGCCAGATCTGCGGCCTGGCTTGGACTGCGGGCGCGCTGGCGGAATGCCCGAACTATCGGAATGCCGCGCATCGGCGCGTCAGGACAAATGTCCGAAGCCAGGACGTGCGACTGTTTTCTGCCACAGAGAGTTCAATGATGCTGGACACCCAGCCTTCGCCGCCGACGCCAGCGCCGGTGTTTCGTCCGGACCCGACGGAGGTGGATTTCGCGCGTCTTGCTCTCGCCGTCGTCACCCATGACCGACCGGAGCTGCTGTGCGAGACGGTGCGATCAGCAACAGCGTCGATCCCGGACTTTCGCGCGTTGTACGTGATCGGGAATCACCCGAACGATCGCGCGACGTTCGCTCGTCTCTTTGGTGCCGTCGGAGATGCACGTATCCGGTTCGTGCCGACGGGCCGACCGCCGGAGCATGCGGGGCGGCTTGCCGAGTCGTGGAACACCGCGATGCAGTGGGCCTTCCGCGACTCGGAGGTGGACTGGCTTTGGTGCATGCACGACGACGTGCAGATCGTGCCGGGGTGGCCCGCAGTGGTCGCGACGCACCCGGCAGACGTGTACGTCGCGCCGTTCGGCGATGTGTGCTTTCTGCTCAGCCGCCGGGCATTCCGCGAGGTGGGGTGGTTCGACGAGCGGTTCACAGTCCGCGCATACCAAGACAATGACTGGGAACTGCGCGCGGCTCGGGCGTTGGGGCTGCGGAAGGTCGTGTTTGAAAACGAGATCCGGGCACCGAAGTCTTTGGCATGGGTCGTTCACAATCGTATTGGACTGTCGCAACACTGGTTGTCTAACCAGGCTTTCGACGATAGTTCCGCGAAGGCCCGGAGTGACGGGCTGGGGTTGCAGTGGCTCAAGGAGAAATGGCGCGCCGCCGCAGGGACACCCGTCGATTGGGACAAGGCACTCACAGTCGGCCCGTCGATGTCGGAAGTAGACTGGTACCCGTGGTTTGATCGGAGCGCGAGGTGATCGACTTCAGCCGCACGAGCATCGCCATCTCGACGCACAACCGGCCCGCGTACTTGATCGAGTGCGCGAAGGCGTGGGCCGAGACCGCGCCGGACTACCGAGCGATGTTCGCCGTCGTGAATCACCCGGACGGCGCGACCGGGTTCTCCCCGCCGGACCCGATGCGGTGCCGAATAATCCACACCGGGCGCGTCCCGGAGCACGCGGGGTGCATGGCGAAGACGTGGAACCTGGCGATGCAGTGGGCCTTCCGCGATCCGCAGGTGGACTGGTGCTTGTGCTCGATGGATGACGCTGAGATTCGGCCGGGGTGGGCTAACGTGGTCGCCGCGCACGACTTCGATCTGTATTTCGCTCCGGCTGGAGACCTGGTGTTTTTGTTGCACCGGCGCGTGCTTCGCGAGGTCGGGTGGTTCGACGAGCATTTCCCGGTGGTCGGCTTCCAGGAGTGGGACTGGCAGGCGCGGGCGATCCGGGCGCTTGGGTTGCCTCGCGTGTCTCTCGACGACGCGCACGGCTGGCGGCACAATCCGATCGGGCTGAGCGCGTTCTGGATTCACCGGGGCGAGGGCGCGGCTCCGACGACCCGGCAGGAACGGTACAACGCTCACGCACAGGCGTGGCTGGAGCTGAAGTGGGGATGTCCGATGCAGGACATGGTCCATCTGCTGTCCAGCGGCAACATCCCAGCGCCGCGGATGCCGGAGATCGAGTGGTATCCCTGGTTTCAGCGCTAAGAGGCTAAGAGGGATGTCGTGACGGCGCATATCGTTGACCCGAGTACCTTAGAGATCGTCGTTGTCGCGCACTCGCGCCACGCGCTTCTTCGGGAGACCTTGCGGATGTGGGTCGAGACCACGCCGGGGTACCGCAGCATGGTCGTTATCGCTAATCACCCGACTACTCTAAACGGCATCGTTCTGCCGGAGCGTACAATTCCGGTGCAGACGGGCCGAGTGCCCATCCATGCGGGGCAGCTCAGCGAGAGCTGGAACCTGGGGCTGCAATGGACGTTCAGCATGCACCCTGACACCCAGTGGGTGATCTGCTCTCAGGACGATGTGAAGATCGCGCCTGGCTGGCTAGAGTTGGTGAACAGCCACGAGGCCGACGTCTACAACGCGCCCGCTGGGGACATGGTCATGCTGATCAGCCGCCGCGCGTTCCGGGAAGTCGGTTGGTTCGACGAGCACCTCCGCACCATCGGTGGGCAGGACATGGACTGGATCGCGCGGGCGGTGGTCGTACTCGGGCCGGAGCGCATCGTCTCGGAGGACTACCACGGCTGGCGATACAACGAGATCGGCCTGGAGAAATTCTGGGAGTCGTCCGAGGGGAAGGCGACGCCTGGGAGCAGCTATCTGTCGGGCGGAGATGTGGACACAAAGCTCAAGGCGGCCATCCGGGCGAAGTGGGGGATCAGCTCTCAGGAGCTGCACGATGCGCTCGTCGCGCACGCGGTGCCGCAGCCTGCGCAGAAGGAGTACGAATGGTACCCGTGGCTGTCACGTTAAGCGGTTGGGAGACGGTCGCGCTGCTCGGGGCGGTCGTGGTGGTGGTCGCGCTCAATGGTTGGGTTCTTGCAGCGCTCATCGAGCGTATTCGAAGGCGGCGATGATCCTTGACGAGTTCTTGGCCACCTGCGAGGGGATCGAGAAGGCGTCGCCGCCGGAGACGATGCGCTGGCTCTATGACACCGTTCAGTCGATGCAGACTGTATTGGGTCGCGCCCCGTTCTGCGTGGAGATCGGGAGCTGGTGCGGGGTGACGGCCGTGGCGATGGGGCTGGCGGGCGGGAACGTCCTGTGCGTGGACCCGTTCACCGTTTCCGACAGCCAGACGAAGGAGCGGATGCTATACAGCTTCGCCAACGGGACGCCGCCGCTGCTCCACTTCGCGGGCAACGCGCTGCGCATGGGACTGGGCTTCCGATTGCTCCCGGTGGTCGGGCTGAGCCGGGACGTGGCGCCGCTGCTGCCGGACGGGTGTGCGGACTTGGTGTTCCTCGATGGGGATCACGAGGACTGCATGACCGACGTGTTTGCCTGGGGGCCGAAGGTGCGGCCGGGCGGGCTGCTTTGCGGCCACGACGAGGGGCAGGAGCCGGTGCGAAAGGCGTCGGCCGCGTGGGCGGAGCGGGTCGGGACGCCGCGGGTGGCGGTGTCGGATGCGAACGTGAATTGCTGGTGGGTGCGGACGCCCGCTAAGTGAGCGCGACAGCGCGAAGGGAGGCTAACGATGGGTGAGATCGAGTTTGCAGACGAGGTGCGGTTGTGTCCGTTGTGTCAGTTGGCGGCCGTGCGAACGCCGGATCTCGATACAACCGGGCAGCTCGCGTTCCAATGCGCGAACCTGCATCCGGTGTTCTTCGAGGCACTACCCGTCCAGCAGGAGGCGGCGGCCGTCCATCACGTCGTGGTGGGCGACGCGGCGGTCGCCGAGAAGGTCGGTCCTCCGGCGGAAGGTCAGGCGGAGTTCGACCCGGATGCGGCGGACGAAGCGCAGGACGCGTCGGATGCCGAGGACGCGGAGGACACGCGCGCGTTGCACAAAGCCGCGCCCAAGAGGAGCAAGCGGTAGCCATGCGCTCGGACGAGACCGCCACGCTGTTCGAGGATCGCCTGGGCGTCGTCATCGACGAGGTCGGCGCGCTCGGGACGGTGGTGGACATCGGCGCGCACGTCGGGGCGCTGACGCTCCCGGCCCTGGCGCGCGGAGCGACGGTCGTGGCGGTCGAGCCGTGCATCGTGCACATGGCGGCGCTGCTGATCCAGGCGAACGACGTCGGCGCGGGCACGCTGCTGCCGGTGGCGGCGGCGATCTGGGACCAGGGCGGACGGCTGTTCCCACTGTATGGCCGGAGCGTCGGCGGGCTGCGAGCCGACCCCGGGCAGCTGAGTCTGCTCCCGTTCCGGGAGAGCCAGGTGGTCGGGTGGACGGCGACGATCACGCTGGACGAGCTGTTCCAGCACATCGAGCCGCCGCAGATCGACCTGCTGAAGATCGACGTGGAGGGCGCGGAGCACCGCATCCTGCCCGGCACCTCGCTGGCGTCGCTGCGCCGGGTGCGGCACCTCGACCTGGACAACCACGACATCCGGAGCGACATGTTCGGGCAGGGGCTGGTCAAGTGGGCGGACCTGGACGCGCTGCTGCGCGAGGCGGGGTTCGCGTTGCAGGCGTCCGGGCTGTGGAAACGTGAAGGGGGCTGACCACCGTGCTGTTTGATTCGGAGCTAAGACGCCGTAATACCACAGCGATGTGGGCCAACAGAAGTCCGCATGAGCGAGCCGAAATTGCTAAGAAGATCAGCGTGGCGCTCAGAGGACGAACTACTCCTGCGGACGTTCGGCGGAAGCTGAGCTTAGCTCACAAGGGGCAGGTTTCTTGGAACAAAGGGTTGAAGGAAACAAGACCAGAAGTTCTTGAGCGTCTGAGAGTTTCTCATTTAGGCAAAACACTACCAACGGCTCAGAGAAACAAGATATCGGAAAGCCTGAAGGGACGTACAGTTTCCGCAGAGGTTCGTGAAAAAATCCGAAAATCTCAGCCGTTTCTAGGAAAGTCTCTTCCGCTTAAAACGCGACGGAAATTGTCTGTGGCTTGTCGCGGTTGGAGCCATTCAGCTGAAGCAAAGCGAAAGATCGCCGCGAGTTCTAAACGTCGTTGGCGAAACCCGGTTTTCAAAGCTACAGTTGGTGAGCGCATTCGAGTCACGAAAACTTCGGAAGAAGGCCGCGCTAAATGCATAGCTGCAGGTCGAAAAATATGGGCAAACCCCGCGGCAAAAGAGAAACGGGCTCGAACGATTTCTAAGCCTGAGATCAGAAGAAAGTTCAGAGAAGGCGCTGAGAAGAGTATCAAGTCTGCGCGAAGAAAACCGAATGGATTAGAACAACGGGTGAACGTGTTTTTGGATGGTGTGGCCCCAGGACAATGGCGGTATAACGGTGGGGGCCGAGGCGCAAAGAAAATTGCCGGACATTTTCCTGATTTTGTATGCGCTGGACAAAAGAAACTCATCGAAGTTGACGGGGAATACTGGCACACAAATCCAGCAAAGGACCGAGAAAGAAACTCCGCTTATAAACGGGCTGGATATAGACTTCTGGTCGTTAAGTCCGGCGCGGTTTATAGCGGTATCGCAGACCGACGCCTAAAGAGGTTTTGTTATGATTAAACACATCGCGTTTGACTGCGATAACACACTTATCTCAGCCGACGCGCTTCATTACGTTGCCCTGAACCGGGCGCTGGAGCTGCACGGGACGATCATCACGCCCGCCGAGCACCTGAGCACGTTCAAGGGGCTGCCGACGAAGCGGAAGCTGGCGATGCTCGTCGAGCGGGAGCGGATCAAGCCCGAGGACGTGTCGGCCATCGCGGTGGCGAAGCAAGCCGCGACGCTCAAGGCGATCGCCGAGACGATCCGGCCCGACAAGGCGGTTCTGGCGCTGATCGAGATGCTCGCCAGGCTCGGCTGGGCGATGTGCTGCTGCTCGAACGCGGTACGGGCCAGCGTCGAGGCGATGCTGATCGAGAGCCAGCTCATGCCGTACATGGCGTTCTTTCTGAGCAACGAGGACGCCGACCCGAAGCCGTCGCCCGCGATCTACCTCAAGGCCGCCACTCTGTTCGGCGTTCGGCCGGAGCAGATGGTCGTGGTCGAGGACGCGACGCCGGGCAAGCTGGCGGCGAAGGCGGCCGGGTGCCCGCTGGTCGAGGTGACGTGCCCGGCCGACTGCACGCTGAAGCTGCTTCCGGCCATCTATCGCGCGGCGAGCCTGAACGGTAACGGGAGCCAGCCGCGCGCTTGGGCATTCCGGGAGGAAGAGGCGTCGAAATGAACGGCACCGTGAAGCGATTGGTGTGGCGATGCTGGAAGTGCAATCAAGTGATTGCCAGTCAACCCGGCACATTTGAGGAACCGATATTTCCGATGACGGATGAAAGGCATAAATCTCGATGCCCGCACTGCCGAGCGTACAACGTTTTACGTATGGCGGGTCCGCGGGCATTGCTCTGTCAGGAAGAGGTGCCAGCATGAGGATCATCTTGCCGATGGCGGGATACGGGAGACGGTTCCGGGAGCAGGGCTACACGGCGGAGAAGCCGCTGATCGAGGTCAACGGCAAGACGCTGCTGGAGTGGGCGCTGGAGCCGATCCCGAAGGAGTGGGAGCCCATTGTCGTCGCCAGGCAGGACCAGCCCTACGAGCTGTTCGTCGATTACGTTTCTCAGGGAGGCCCAGGCGCGCATCTCGGGAAAGGGCGCGCTTCGGTGATCGCGCTTCCCGGCCCTACCGGCGGCGCGTCTATGACGGTGCTCGCCGCCGCCGTCGCCTTGCCGCCCGACGAGCCCGTCGCGGTGATGAACTGCGACCAGTGGTTCCAGTGTGACCTGGAGGCAGCGACGCGGCGGGCGCTGACCGAGGCGTGGGACGGCTATATTCTGGTCTTCGACGGTTCCGGCCCGCAGTGGTCCTACGCGATCTGCAACTCGGCGCGGACGGACAAGGTGGTCGGCGTGGTCGAGAAGCCCGCTGTGCAGCCGCCGCACTCCGCGCCGACGGTCGGATTCTACTGGTGGCGGAAGGCTGCGGACTTGGTCTGGACAGTCTGCCAGATGATCGGAGCGAACGACGCAGTGAACGGCGAGTATTATCTTGCACCGAGCTACAACAGGCTGCTGCGCTGGGGCGCAGGCGACGTGCGGGCGGTTCCGGTGGACGAATTTGTCGGCCTGGGGACGCCGGAGCAGGTGCGGTCGTTCGAGCAGGCTGCGCTGGTGAGGGAGCCATGAGACTACGAACCTTTCATCTCTCGGCGGAATTTGACGATGGTCCGGGCGAATGCGGCAGTGGCGGAGCCTACGTCGAGAAGGCAAGAACCCCCGAGGATGCCGTGCGAAAGTTGCTCTCCACGCTCGGTGGCTGCCCAACGGACATCGAGGTGCTAGAACTTTTGGGGGTGGGGGAATACCGGAAGTGGGTCTGGGAGGGGAGCGCTTGTCGCCAGGTGTGGCCGCATTCAGAAGACTGTTCGTGCCAACGCTGCACTGAAACCAAGTCTCGGATGCAGGTGCTTGCGGACGCCGACATGGGAGCATACGAGCAAGCGGAAGTCGCGTAGAGGGAGCCGTGATGTTGCTGCACGAAACCGAAACCCACACCGCGAAGGAGCCGTCATGAGCGTGATGGTTGGAGTCGTCAGCCGCCAGGGGCCGGACCAGAACCCGCTGCTCCGTCGGTGCTTAGAGTCGCTGCAGGCCAAGCGCCCCGGGTGCAGCATGATGGTGCAGGTCGAGGTCGGCGAGCAGTACACGCGCGGCGAGAAGCGGCAGCGGATCTTCACCTTGGCGCGGCGGCGCGGGGCCGAGTACGTGTGCATGCTGGAGGACGACACGGAGATTCTGGAGCAGGACTGGCTGATCAAGCTCGTCCAGACGATGGTGTTCGGCGACGTGCTTGGCATGTTGAACCCGCTGGAGAGCAAGGACGGGGTCGTGCCGGTCGCGCCGCACCTTAAGGGCCAGATGCTGGAGGTGGCGCAGTGCTTCGGCTTTGCGATTCTTTACGCGCTCGACTGGGAGCCGCGGTACGACCCGCGGATCACGTGGCTGGACGACCTGGCGATGAGCCTTCAGTGCCGAGCGGCTGGGCGGCGCGTGGTGCTGGCGGGCGTGACGACCGTGCGGCACAGCAAGGAGCCGTTCCTACGGGACGACCAGCCGCCGTGGGCGCAGCAGGACCGAAGCCGGTGGGGCGACGGGAACAGCTACTACAGTCGAGACGCCTTCGACGCGGAGCGGCGGGCCGAGGCGCGGCTGCTCGTCGAGCAGTACGGCGAGATGGCGCGGATGAGCCTGCCGCCGGAGTTGTTGGTCGGGCCGCCGCCAGCAACCGCGCCGGTGTCGGAGCTGGACCGGGTGATCGCGGAGTATGACC